TCGAGGCGGCGGCGACGGCGGTCGATGTCCACAACTCGGCCTCGCGCTGGTCGAAGGCCCTGCTGGACAACGCCGCGCGGCCCTCGGGCGCCATCGTCTTCAAGGGGGCGGACGGGCAGGGGCAGATGTCGAACGAGCAGTTCGAGCGCCTGCAGACCGAGATGGAGATGCACCATCAGGGCGCGCGCAACGCCGGGAGGCCGATGCTGCTGGAGGGCGGGCTCGACTGGAAGCCCATGGGTTTCAGCCCCTCGGACATGGAATTCCACAAGACCAAGGAAGCCGCCGCGCGTGAGATCGCGCTGGCCTTCGGTGTGCCGCCGATGCTGCTGGGCGTTCCGGGCGACGCCACCTATGCGAATTATCAGGAGGCCAACCGCGCCTTCTATCGCCTGACGGTGCTGCCGCTCGCGGCCAAGGTGACCGACGCGCTGGCGCATTGGCTTTCGGCCTTCGCGGGGGCCGAGGTGCAGCTCAAACCCGATCTCGACCAGGTGCCGGCGCTGTCCATCGAACGCGAGGCCGTCTGGCGCCGGGTGAGCGAGGCCGCGTTCCTGACCGAGGCCGAGAAACGGGCGATGCTGGGGCTGCCGCCCAGGGCCGAGTGATGGCCGTGGCGCAGCGCAAGACGGTCGGGGGGTCGCGGTTTCTCTATGACAGCTTCGACCTCGCCCAGGCCCGGATCGACGCGCAGGAGCGGGTCGAGGAAGAGCGGCGCGCGGGGCTCGAATACCGGCTGGGCAAGATCGAGGAAGAGCTGGAGCGGCTGGAAAGACGGCTGTGGCTGGCGGTCTACGGGGTGGCCTCGGGGGTCGTGGTGCATGGCGCGCTGGCCTTTCTGGCGACGCAGTTCTGAGGAGAAGGGCATGCAGGGGCTTGAAACCAAGTTTCACCAGCCGGCGGGGCCGGGCGTGGTGCTGGCCGAGGGGTCGGTCATCCAGGGTTATGCCTCGGTCTTCGGGGTGAAGGATCGCGGCGGCGACATCGTGATGCCGGGCGCCTACGCCGCCTCGCTGAGGCGGATGGCGGCGGCGGGGGGCCGGGTGCGGATGCTTTGGCAGCACGACCAGGGCCAACCGATCGGCGTCTGGGACGAGGTGGTCGAGGATGCGCAGGGCCTGCGCGTCAAGGGCCGCCTGCTGCCCGAGGTTGAGAAGGGCCGCGAGGCGGCGGCGCTGATGGCGGCGGGGGCGGTGGACGGTCTGAGCATCGGCTACCGCACCGTCCGGGCCGAGAAACTGCCCGAGGGCGGGCGCAAGCTGATCGAGCTGGAGCTTTGGGAGGTCTCGCTGGTGACCTTCCCGATGCTGCCTATCGCCCGGGCCTCGGCCAAGTCGGAGGCGGGGTTGTTGGGCGAGTTCGCGCGCGGGATCGACGCGGCGCGGCGGGCGCTCAAGGGCTGAGAACAGGAACGGCGCGCGGGGTTCCGACCCGGCGCGGACGGGGCGGGTTGCCTGTCGGGAGCCCGCGCAATGGCAACCATGAAAGGATGGATGCGATGACGAGCGAGTTTCCCGGCCGGAACCGAGCGGGCGAGGAAAAGAGCGCTGCGCCCGGCGACGAGGTGGCGCTGCTGAAGACGGCTCTGGAAGGGTTCGTGACCGAGATCAAGACCTTCCGCGCCGATGTGATGGGCAATCTGAAAGAACAGGACGAGCGACTGACCATGCTGGACCGCAAATTCACCACCAAGACGGCGCGCCCGGTGCTGGCGCAGGCGGACGCGGGCGAAGGCCTGCATCTGAAGGCCTTTGACGCCTATCTGCGCCAGGGCGACGACGACGCGCTGCGTGGCCTGACGCTGGAGGGCAAGGGCCTTGTCACCTCGGTCAATGCCGAGGGCGGCTATCTGGTCGATCCGCAGACTTCGGACCGCATTCATGCGGTGCTGGAATCCGCGGCCTCGATCCGCGCCATCGCCAGCGTCGTGCAGGTCGAAGCCGGATCGTTCGACGTGCTCGTGGACCATGGCGACGTAGGCTCGGGCTGGGAAAACGAAGCCTCGACCCTCACCGCGACCGGCACCGCCGCCATCGACCGCATCTCGATCAAGCTGCACGAGCTGTCGGCGATGCCAAAGGCCTCGCAGCGGCTGCTGGAAGACAGCGCCTTTGACGTCGAGGGTTGGCTGGCCGAGCGTATCGCGATGAAATTCGCCCGCGCCGAGGCCGCGGCCTTCATCGGCGGCACCGGCACCGACCAGCCGCGCGGCTTCCTCGACCATGACATTGAGCCGAACGGGACCGAGGTCTGGGGCGAGCTGGGCTATGTCCCGACCGGCGCGGCCGGCGATTTCCATGCCACCAACCCGGCCGATGCGATCGTCGATCTGGTCTATGCGCTGGACGCCGGCTACCGTGCCAATGCGACCTTCGTGATGAACTCGAAGACCGCCGGCGCCGTGCGCAAGATGAAGGACGGCGACGGCCGCTTCCTGTGGTCGGACGGTCTGGCGGCGGGCGAGCCCGCGCGGCTGATGGGCTATCCGGTGCTGATCGCCGAGGACATGCCCGACATCGCCGGCAACGCCTATGCCATCGCCTTCGGCGATTTCCGCGCCGGCTATACCATCGCCGAGCGTCCGGACCTGCGCGTCCTGCGCGACCCGTTCAGCGCCAAACCGCATGTCCTGTTCTACGCGACCAAGCGGGTGGGCGGCGATGTGACCGACTTCGCGGCGATCAAGCTGCTGAAGTTCGCCGCCTCGTAAGCGGCCGGAATTGGGCCGGCGCCTTCGGGGGCCGGTCCGATGGCGGCGCAGACGCGCGGGGAGGCCGGAAGGCCGACACCCCGCATCGTCCGGCTGCTCCCCTCCGTGCGAGCGGTGCGGGGGCGCGTCTGCGCCGGTCCTTCGGGGGGTAGTCCTTCGGGGGGCCGGTCAGCCGGTATCAGGGATTTTTCGGAGGCGAGCATGGATCTGATCGAAACCAGCGTGGTGGATGACGGCGACCTGCCGGTCGCGGCCTTCCGGGCGCATCTGCGGCTGGGCACCGGCTTTGCCGACAGCGCCACGGGCGACGCGCTGCTGATCCAGTATCTGCGCGGCGCCATGGCCGCCATCGAGGCCCGCACCGGCAAGGCGCTGATGAGCCGCGGCTTCAAGCTGATCCTGCCGCGGTGGCGCTGGGCCGATGCCCAGGCGCTGCCGGTTGCGCCGGTCAGCACCGTAGCCTCGGTCACGCTGGTCGATGCAGAGGGTGTGCCGACAGTAGCCGACAGCGGGACCTGGCGCCTTGTGGCGGATACCCATCGCCCGCAGATCCTTGCGACCGGGGCGGTTCTGCCCTCGGTGCCGACCAACGGGCAGGTCGAGATCGCTTTCACGGCGGGTTTCGGCGCGGTCTGGGACGCGGTGCCGGACGACCTGAAACAGGCCGTCATGCTGCTGGCCGCGCAGTTCTACGAGGGCCGCACCGGGGCCGAACCGATCCCTGGCCCGGTCGCCGCGCTGCTCGCCCGGTGGATGCCTGTGCGGGTGACGGCGGGGGGGCATCGCTGATGGCCTATGCGCTGACACGGCCCATGGTGCTGGAGGAAGCCGGCACCACCCCCGACGGGGCGGGCGGCTATACCACAAGCTGGGCCGCGCTGGGCACCCTCTGGTGCGACCTGCGCGCGGGGTCGGGCAGCGAACGCCGGGGCCTCATCGCGCCGGAGGGGCGGATGCTGTTCCGCATCTTCCTGCGCGCCGCCCCTCAGGGTAGCCCGCAGCGCCCCCGCCCCGACCAGCGCCTGACCGAGGGCAACCGCGTCTTCACCATCCTCGCCGTCAGCGAGGCCGATCCCGCGGGCGCTTATCTGGTCTGCCACGCGCGTGAGGAGGTGCCGGCATGAGCTATCAATCCGCCAGCGCGGTGCAGGTCGCGCTCTACGATCTGCTGACCGGCGATGCGACGCTGACCGGCCTCCTGCCCGGCGGCATCTTCGACGCGCCGCCGCCCGGCACGCCGCAGGGCACCTATGGCATGCTGGGTGAGGAAGAGGTCATCGACCGCTCGGACGTGACCGGGCCCGGGGCCGAACACCGGGTGCTGGTGCAGGTCGTGTCCGACGCCAGCGGCTTTGCCACGGCCAAGACAGCCGCCGCCCGGATCGCCGAGATCCTGCCCGGCGCGCTGCCGGTGCTGGGCGCGGGTCGCGTGGTAGCGATCTGGTTCCATCAGGCTCAGGCGCGACGGGCCGAGGGCAATGCCCTGCGGCGCATCGATCTGCGGTTTCGCGTGCGCGTCGAAATCTGACATCCCTTCAAAGGAGTAACCGGCATGGCTGTGCAAAGCGGCAAGGATCTTCTGATCAAACTCGACGTGACCGGGGCCGGTCAGTTCGAGACCATCGCGGGCCTGCGTGCCACGCGCATCAGCTTCAACGCCGAGACGGTCGATGTGACCAGCCTCGACAGCACCGGCGGCTGGCGCGAGTTGCTGGCCGGCGCGGGCGTCAAGGCGGCGACCATCTCGGGCTCGGGCGTGTTCCGCGACGAGGCGACGGACGAACGTGCCCGCGCGGTGTTCTTCAACGGCGAGATCCCGGATTTCCAGGTGGTGATCCCCGATTTCGGCACCGTCGAGGGGCCGTTCCAGATCACCTCGATCGAATACGCCGGCAGCTACAACGGCGAGGCGACCTACGAGCTTTCGATGGCCTCGGCCGGGGCGCTGGACTTCGTGGCGGCCACGCCCACCGCCCCCGACCCCGAGGATTACACGGGCGAGGGCGATGACCAGCCCGAGGAAATCCCCGATCCCGGGGAG